CCTTCGCGGCGCGAGTGTTCGTCTTCTTCCGGATCGCCAGCTTCGACATGGCCTTGAAGTTGTAGTTGTAGGCAGGAATGGTCTTGCCTTTCGCTGCTGCGGTCAGCTTCTTCCACGTTGCCTTATCGCACTTCCCTGTCGGGCTCAACATATTGGCCTGTTGAAACGCTTTTATGGCAGTAACACAGTCAGCCCCTACCTTCACTTTGATATCCGTCATCAGGAATTTCAGAGCTTTCAGGTATGCTTGGCAGACAGCCCCTTCATATGAATTCGTGCCTGCGGATACTGTATTGTATATGCCGGCGCGGGTGTCGTTGATCTTCACAGTGGAGGACGTGGTCTTGGTGACATAATGGGGACCGGCAGAATCTTCGATAAAGTCCTGAAGCCACTTCTGCAACCATGTCCCGTTCCTGTCTTCCAGCTTGATTTGCAGATCGTCCGCCTCGTCCTCCTCGTTGTCGGTGAAGCTGAACGACATCAAATACTTCTTCACTACAGACGAAATATCTGTGTTGTTGAAGGTCACCGAAAGCTGTGCAGCCCGGGCGACAGTCTTATCAGCTTTCGTGTAGCTTTTTACAGGCTTCTTCCCGCTGATGTCCTCGATCTTGCCTTTGTAGTCATCATCCGAATTGCCCCCAGGCCCAGGAAGAAAAGGAGCATGGATGCCGCCAAAGATTTCAAACAGCCGATTTGACATTATTCTTCAGCCTCCTCGGAATCCTGAACCCACGGAGGAAGATCAGAGGACAGAATCTTATTGTCTTCATCAATTTCTGGAATGTTGAGCACGACGCCAGAGGGGAATATATATGTCCCGATATACTGCGTATTCGCGTACATCAGGGCGGACATGGCGTCAAGAGAATCGTATTGGGAAAGGGCGATAGTATCCCACATATCGCCCTGCTTGGTGGTATAGGTGCTCATACATACGCCCCCCTCTTGCTGTCAATCTCCATATCGGACAGCACGCTCTTGACCGTCTCGACGAGCTGCTGATCATGCGCCCTGAGCATGTTTTCAAAATCAGAGTAATTCGAGCCGCCTCTGACGTTGTAAGACGGAGACAGGGTTACAACGATCTTTGATCCGGTTTCTCCTGAATTCGCGGATATGGGTGTGCCATTCGCGGCTTCGTTGGCGTCTGCCAGAATTTTCGACGTTTCCGCTGCGGTGAATACCTGCTCCCCGCCGCTCATCATAACCAGCTCCGGGCCCATCTCACCGACCATGTACATGCCGGGATGCGCATTGCTGGTGCCTGTAGCTGCCTGGCCCGTACTGCCGCCGCCTCCAGGTACGTTGATGTCAGGCATGTGGATTTTATCCAGCTCTGCCTGTGCCGCTGCCGCGATCTTCTCATACGCTGCACGGACAGCAGGAAGTGCCGCTTCCGCAGCTGCAACCATGGCGTCAAACGTGGCCTTGGCCTGTGCGCCTGCCTCTGCTGAAAAGTCCATACCCTCAATCGTGGAAGCCATCTCTTCCTGCAGGGAAGTCATGGTTTCCGAGAAGTTGGTCTGGATTTCGGCAACGGTCGCCGCAAATTCGGCCTTTTTCTGCTGGGCGAGTTCATAGGCTGCATTCAGCGCTTCGATATCCTCGGGCGTCGTGCTCTCGGAAGTCAGGCGCTTCAACGTCTCGGCGCTTTCCTGGCTACCGTCTGCAAGCTCGCCGAGCAGGTCAGTATTTACACCGAGCTCCTTTGCCTTTTCCAGCATGGAGACATATTCCTCCATGTATTTGGCCTGTGATTCAAGGCTCTCGCGCATGGAGTTCTCGCCATCATTCACAAACTGCGGGCTGATCTTGATGCCGTTGACCTTTTCAAACAGCTCAAACTGCCCATCGATGCTATCGTATGCGCTCTTGTAAGCTGCGTCATAGGCTTCTGACAACTCGGACATCTTATCCATGATAGGCTGGATGGCGTTTTGCAGATCCAAAGCGCTTTGAGCAACATCATCCATACCATCTGCGGCCTCTCCTGCGCTGTCAGCCGATTCTTCAAATGCCGCCTTGACTTGTTCAATGGCTTCGGCGGCAATCTCCGCGCCGTTCTCTGTAGAGGAGAAAGTGCGGTTGATAAGTCCTTCCGCTTCCTCAATGGAGATGGCACCATTCTTTACGCCGTTGATGATGTTCTGTATGAACGAATCGATAGTCTCCTGATTCTGTGCGATTAATTCTCCGTAGTACGCCACCATCTCGTTCATATGAGTGATCTGGTCTTGGAGCATCATGTCATTTGTTTCATAATCTCCAAAGTTTTCAAACAGTGAAACAGAGCCGTCCGCATACTGTGAGAGATCGTCGTAATAATCGCCCATGATGTCATCGAGAGTATTGATCTCGTTCATCAGGTTCCGTGCTTCTTCGCTGGCAGGATCGAAGGTCGGGCTTGAAGCCATCTGATCGTATGCCTGGAGCATTTCCTTATACTTGGCATTGACCTCAGCTGCGGTCATACCAAGATACTTCTCGGAGTTGGCAACCCTCTGAACCCATGGGGCTTGCTCCTGCATCAGCTCGTTGTTCTCTGCAACGGCTTTTGAGTATTTCTGCGCCTGCGCCGTGGCATTGTCGTAAATCTGCGCCTTGAGTTCGGCTTGCTTCGCTGCTGCGAGTGCCTCCACGGCTTCAAGCTGTTCATTGAATGCAGCTGTCTCGCCCTCTGTCGCTGAGATGACGCCATCGGACGCAGCGGCCAGCTGACTCTTGACGTCAGCAAGCTGCGCTTCCTTCTCGTTGAGGGATTGGACTACTGCGTCTGTTTCCTCATACTCTGCGTTCAGGTTGTCATATTTGGTTTGCAGCTGATCGACAATGCTCTTCTGCTTGGTGATGGCCTCGTTGACTTCCTCCATCTCCTCGGCCAGCGCGGATTTCTCTTTCTTGTCATTGGTTGCCAGCCGCTTCTTATTCAGCGTATCATACTGGCTTTCCAGAGAAGAGAGGGTTTCCTTTGCGCTGCTCAGGTCAGAACCAACTCCCTGAATATCAGCTTTCAGGGATGCGAGTTTTGAAGTCAAGGTGTCCATGTCCAGATCGGGCGTGATCTTGATGGTGGTACCGTCAACAAAATCCTCGGGCGCGATCTTGCCTTCTTCGTCCGGCTGTCCATAAAGCGTGACGTTGGTGCCGTCCAGGAAACCAGCTGCGGCCAGCTTCTGGGCCGCTTCGGGTGTCAGTTTGACATCGGTGCCAGTCAGGAATCCTTCTGCAGCCAGATATGCAGCCGCTTCAGGGGACAACTCAACCTCTGTACCAGTTAGGAATCCCTTTGCCTCAAGGAATGCGGCAGCTTCCGGGGTAAGCTGAACGGCGGTTCCAGAAAGGAAATCGGTGCTGGCGAGATATGCAGCAGCTTCGGGTGTCAGCTCAATTTCTGTATCGGTGACAAATCCCTTACCCTCGATGTAGTTGCCCTGTTCTGCGTATAGCTTGAGCTGGTCGCTATCCAGATATCCCTTTGCCGCCAGCTCGTTCGCAGCCTCCGCGGTCAGCCACACCTTCTGATTGTCCAGGAATCCAGCAGCGGCAAGGGTGTTGCCGGACTGGGCGGTCAGGGTAATCAGAGTGCCATCCGGGATAAAGTCGGAAGCGGCGAGATAGCTGGCCTGCTCCGGGGTCAATTCAACATAAGTATTATCAACGAAGTCATCAGCGGTCAGCATGCCGGATTCAGCGACTTCGGCGGTCAAAGATATTCCGACACTACCAGCCTTCTGAATTTCCTTGATGGCGGAGCGGGTGATGCTCAGCTCGTCGCTCAGTTCGTGATACTGATCAGCCAGGTCGAGGATTTCCTGTTGCTGGTCGAATTGATTCATAAGATCATCGAATTCGGTGTCCAGCTCCTCGAAGCTCTTTCCAGCGCCACCCAGCACAGAGGAAAGATATACGATGCCACCGGCGAGGGCGGCAATGGCAGCGGTTATGCCGAGGATGACCGGCAAACCGGGGATAGCTGCGGTCATTATCGCACCGGCAGCAGCCGCGACCTTCATGGCCGCAGACAGAGCGAGAATGCCGCCCGTAACGCCGCCGACGATGCCAACTATGGTTGTGAGCGCCTTCACGATGGCAGGATTCTTTTCGATGAATTCGGATATGCCTTGCAGTACCGGCGTGAAAACCTCAGCAGCGCCACCGATGACCGGGGTCAGAGCGTCGCCAATGGCAATCTTCACATTGTTGGCAGCGTTCTGCAGCATGGTCAGCTTTGCCTCGGTGGTGCCGTACATGATGCCGGCCTTTTCGGTCAAAGCTGTGTTTTCAGCCCATGCGGTATTTGCCTGGGCGATGGTGTTGGACAGCAGATCGCCAGCGGATGCCAGACCGAGTATGGCCTTCGTCTGACGGACGTTGGTAATGCCCAGCTCATCAAGGATAACGACGGCGCTCTTTCCGTTGCGCTCCACGTCGTTCAATCCCTGGATGAATGTATCCATAGCGCCGGCAGCATCCTCTGCCCATGCCTGCTTGAATTCAGCTGCCGTCATCCCGGCGACGGATGCGAACTGCTCCAGATTGTCGCCCGTCTCAACGGCTTTGTTCAGCGTTGTGATCAGCGTGGACATGGCCGTTGAGCCTGCCTGCGCCTCGATGCCCAGGGATCCGACAGCTGCGGACACGGCGAGGATATCTGTCTCACTGAATCCAGCCATGCTTGCGGCAGCAGCCATGCCCTGCGACATCTGGACAACCTTTGATGCCGTGGTTGCCGTGGCGTCGCCCAGCTCTGCGATTGTGGATCCGAGACGGTCATATTCGGTGGTGCCGGTGATGTTGGCAAACTGCGCCAGCATGGTCGCGGCGTCATCTGCGGTCAGGTCCGTGGTAGTGGCCAGCTGCGCCATGACGGTGGTAAACTGCTCGACGTTCGCCTGGGCAATGCCCAACTGACCGGCGGTTGTGGCGATCTTCGCCAGCTCCTCAGCCGTGATCGGGATCTGCGTGGACAGTTCCTTGAAGCTTTCGCCCAGGTCGGCAATAAACACATCGCTGCCGCCCACAGTACGTTTGACACCTGCCATTGCGGATTCATACTGGATAGAAGCCTCGGCGCACTGCTTCAGCTCCTCATAGATCGCCTTTAGGCCGTCTACGAGCCCAGATGCAACGAGTGCTTCCTGCATCGCCTGGACGGCGCTGTTTAGGCCCTCACTCATGTCATTGGCAGAATCTGCGACGTCCTGCTGTTCCTGCTTCAGATTGCTGAGTTCGGATTGCAGTCGAGCGCTTTCGCCTTCGAGATTGTTGGTATCAACCCCCGCTTTATTCAGGGCTTCGCCCATGGTATCAAGCTTCTGTGTCTGCTGATCAAGGGAAGCGCTGGTCTTGTCGATTTGCAGCTGCTTATCCAGCATTTTATTCTGAAGGTCAACACTGGATCCGCCGGCCTTTTCCTGCGCGGCTTTCAGGTTGTCATACTGCTGCTTCAGCGTTTCCAGCTTGGCCTTTGTCCGATCTACGGCCTGCTGCTGCTTGGTATAGGCGGTGATGTCACCCTGCTGACGATTGAGGGCTTCTATCTTGCTTTGCAGCTGGGCGATTTGATTCTGAGCGCCGGTGAAAGCAGATTGAAATTGTCCGCTCGTCGTTGCGCTCAGCTGAAACATCATCTGATATTCTTTGAAGCTCGGCAAAATAGCGCCCTCCTCTCATCGTGATTTCTTGAATTCGTCGAGAACATCGTTATTGGAATTGATCCAGTCTCGAAGTTCGCCGAGAGTAATGGAGAGCCAAAAAGAAACAGGCGTTGACCAGCCCTTCGCCAGAATCAACGCCTGTTTTCTGATCCATTCTCCATTGTCCCCGACAATTACTCCGAGGCCATTAAAAAATTTCTGACCTTGCTCCTCAGCCGGTTATAGTCTCTCAGCGACAGAGACTCGAAAGCATCGGAGCCGAGAGGCTCGGCGCATGCCTTGGCGGCGATCCTGACGATATACTCGCCGCTGAATGCGGGTACAGCGACCTGAATGCCGCGCATGGCGAGCTCCCTTTCGACATCGAGGCTGTCCCTGCCGGTCAGGCTGTCGAAGTCAAAAGAGATCTCGCTGTAGTCGGTACCCTCATAGGAGAGAGGCTTCTTGAGCTTCAGTTTGAACAGGTTCACGGCGTTTTTCGCCTCGGCCTTTGCCTGTTCCAGCTCATCCTCCTGCATGCCGTTGATGTTGGTGATATTATCCATGGTTACTCTCCTTTCGCTGGTCGTGGATTACTTGCCCAGAGCCTTGCGGACGGGCTTCATGTAGTCCTTGGAGCCGATCTTGCAGATGTAGTTGAAGGGGTCGATCTCCCACAACACCTTCTTGTCCTTGTAACCGGCGAAATAGTACACGCTGTACTCGCCGGAGGCATCGGCAGCGGAGGCGGGGGCGACGGAGCCGGGGGCGAAGGTCTTCGGGACGACAACGCACACGTACTTGTCAGCCATGATCTCCTTCTCCTGCTTCGTGGTGTTCCAGTACTGCTCCGCCACGCGCAGCTCGATCTTGTGCTTCTCGGGCCGCATCAGCTTGACAGCCGCGTCGGTCGCGCTGCGGAATTCCAGACTCAGGCTCATGGCCTCAACCATGCCGATCAGCACCGCATCGACGTTGCCGGAGATGCCCGCGACGGTGATCTGCTGGGTCAGGAAGTTGATGTTGGGCAGCGTCGCCTTGGCAACGCCGACGAAGTTGGTTTTGTCCTCGTAGACTTCAAAATCGATATATGCTTCAGGCTGCTTCATCTTTGTTCACTCTCCTTTCGATTACGCGAACGCCTCTTCGAGGTAGCTCACG